GTAGTGTTGCTCAGCTCGTTGCAGATAAGGAGTATCATAAGCTGCAACGCTGGCTCAATGTCAGCAGCTATTCAATGCTTGAAGTCTTGCATGATTGCCCACGCAAGTTTCAACTCAGCAAGGTTCAAGCATTCCGCGCAATCAGCAATCCGACGAATCTCGATTTCGTTTTCGGCCATGCTGTTGGCTCTGGAATTCAAGCGTGGATTCAGCACATGGGTTCGCCGATGGCAGAATCTCAAGCACTCATGAATTGCGTACTTGCTTGGCGAGCAGACTTTGATGCAAGAAATGAGAAGAAAGGTAAGAGTCTTTACGAAGCTTGCCAAGCAGTGTTGCAATACATTGAGTGGTATGAAGCTAACATGGGCGAGTGGGTCGTTTGGGTAGCGCCGAATGGCAAGCCTGCAATCGAACTGTCTTTTGAGGTAGACTTTGAAAACGGATTTTTCCATTACGGTCACATCGACGTCATCTTGCAGAACCGTCACACTGGCATGCTGGCAGTGCAAGAAAATAAAACACATGGTTTCAGAACAGTTGAGCCTGCAATCTACGTTAACTCAGATCAAGGAGTTGGCTACGGAGCTGTGCTCGACATGCTTGCAGCTGTCACCAGTTACGATGTCTACTACAATTGCTACTCAAGCACTAGTCGTGAATGGGAAGTGCTCCCTTTCCGAAAGTCTGTTAGTAGCAAAGTAGAGTGGATTCGCAGCATCCAACTTGACCACGCTGCTATCGACACTTACGACGGCCTCAACTTTTATCCGAAGCGTGGCAGCAGTTGCTTCAACTTCATGCGACGCTGCCAGTATCTGGGAGAATGCAATATGACTGCGACGCTTCCTAAGCTTCAAAGATTGAGTGAGGGCAACGCTGAGAAGGTTGACTTCAAATTTAAAGTCAGCGAGATGCTCGCAAAGCAAAGCGGCAAAGCTGGTATTGAAGCTGAAGCTGAGGATAGCTTGATATTTAATATGGAGAACATCGATTATGAATAGAAACCAGCGTCAATCTTTCTTGATGCGCATCGCCGATTGCCTCACCAGAGAAGCGGCAGAAGACTTGCTTGATGACATTGAAGTTGCTGTCCTCGACAACGAAACATCTGATGCAAAGAAGCGTGCATTCGTTGAAGCTGCTTGCTTGCAAAAGTTTGCGCATCAGCCGCCGCAAAATTACAACTTCGATGAAGTTGCTAACGAAGCTCAACTTCTGTGGAATCAAATTAACCGAGTAATAAAATCATGAAACTCGCTGACTATGCTGCAATTTCCGCTCGACATATTCTTGTCTATGGTGCTCCTAAGTCTGGCAAAACTGTTGCTGTTGCTCAGCTTGCTAAGAAGTATCGTCTATGGTGGGTGGACTTGGAAGATGGCATCAAGAGTGTGCTCAATCCTGCTGTGCTTGATCCTAGCGCACTCGCTAACATCGAGTTGATTTCGATCCCCGATCGCCAAACTTATCCAATGGCGATTGAAACCATTCTCAAGATCGTGAAAGGCGGAGCACAAAATGTTTGTCACGCGCACGGGAAGGCGAACTGCCCCCAATGCAAAACCCCTGACCTGTTCACAAGTGTGGATCTTAGCAAGTTTGATAACACTAATGACATTCTTGTTATCGATTCGTGGTCGCAACTCTCAGAATCGGCAATGAATTACATCATGAAGACTGCAATCTCGCAAGATAACTTCGATGCAAAAGCTGGCTGGGATGAATATGGAAAGCAAGGTCGAATCCTTGAGCGCATCGGTAGTTGGCTGCAAACTGCGCCTATCAATGTTGTTGTCATCAGCCACGAGTTGATGGTTGAAATGGAAGACAAGACCAAGAAGATTGTTCCTATTGGCGGCACGTCCAATTTCAGCAAGACGTTCGCAAAGTATTTTGACGATGTTGTTTACACGGAAGTCATAAACAAGCAGCATCGCTGCATTAGCAGCACCATCGCGAAGCCTTCAGTGCTGGCAGGCTCGCGAGCAGGAGTTGAAATCGGAGCCGGCGAAACTCTTCTCAAACTTTTTGGAGCCTGACATGGCAACACGCAAATCTGTAGTAGAACCTGAACTGTCACCTCGCCAGCAGCTATTGACTGAAGCCTTTGAACTCACCAGTAAGGATCGCAACAACTCATACGGTAGCCCTGAAGACAACTTCCAAAACATTGCTGATTACTGGAACACTTATATGAGCCAGCGGGGAATCATTGACACTCACCATGTCAACACCATTTTGCTGACTGCTCAAGATGTTGGTCAACTCATGATTCTACTGAAGATGGCGCGAATTGCCACCAACCTCGATCACCGAGATTCTTTGGTTGACATTGCAGGTTACGCTGCATGTGCCGAAGATTGCCGTGTCGCTAGCAACGGCTGAAATCGCTAGCATTTTCCCTCACTGACAGAAAGCAACTCATGACCGCACGTACTTTCAACGCCGCTCTGCTCGACAAGACCATTGATGATATCGAAGACTTGGCAGGGTTTGAAGTTCCCATCGAAGGCATCTACACTATGAAGTTTTACACCAAGACCAAAGTCATCAATGACAAGGATGCAATCGAAGCCAACTTTGAAACAATCGAGTGTGTGGAACAGAATGATCCTAATGCCGCTCCCACGAAGCCGGGCACCAAATTCGGCGTCGCGTACTTTCTCGACAACGATATTGCAATGGGCCGCTTCAAGGCACTGATCGCACCTGTTGCGAATCATTTCGGGGAGAGCAATCTCGCAACACTGGTGACTGAAACTTGCGCAGAAAGCCAAGCTCTGATTGTGCAAGCCAAGGTCAAGCGGCGTGCTGACAAGAATGACAAGGAGAAGTTTTACGCTGACGTCAGCAATTTGGTGATTGGCTGATAGAAGCTGCGGGTCACAACGGCCCGCATTTTCCTGAACACGACAATAAGCAGGACAAATCTGGGTGGCGCACACATGAAAATCCTTTTCGTAGGTTCCTCATTCTTCGGAGATGAGAACTATCTCGATTCACTTTCTCGCTTGCCTGCTTTGCGCGGTTGCAATGTTGCAACATCTTTCATGAAGCGAGAGACTGCTTACGAAATCACATTGATTTGCAAGCAGAAAAATTTTGAGGCCGTGATTTGTGCTCAGCCTGAGTTGCTGGAGCGCATCCTGTATGCAACACCTGACTTCATTCCGCCGCCCAAGAAGAAGGCAATCACACTTGATGACTATGCAGGTAGCCTTCTTTACTTGCCGAACTCAAAGATTCCAGTAATCGTAGTTAACCCACTGTTTCACCTAGTGCAAACAGCTTCGGGCAAGTTTCTTGCAAACCGATACATCACTAAAATCACGTTTCCTGACGGCTGGTTCAAGCAAACTCCATTCACTTGGAGCAGAGTGACGGAACAGAGCTGGCAAGAAGACTTGGAAAGGATTGCCAGTGCGACACTCATTGCTTGCGACATTGAAACTTCCCAAGAAGACAGAGCTATTGACCTCGTGGGTTATTGCTGCCGCTTTGCGGATGGAACCACGCACACATTTGTTGCGCAATTCAACAGCGAATGGGCGTACGATTTTGTGCGTTCGGCGAATGCGACTCGCGCGCCAAAAATCTTTCAGCACGGGCAATATGACAATGCGTATTTTCTCAGATGGAACTGTCCAGTTGTCAACTGGCGCTGGGACACGCTTACACTTATGCACTGCTGGTATAGTGAACTGCCAAAGCGATTGGCCTTCATCGCTAGCTTTTCGCTTCGTGAGATTCGTTACTGGAAAGATGACGGAAAATCTGGAAGTGTTGAAGACGAGATGCGTTATAATGCCCGAGACTGCTGGGCTACCCTGAATTCATTTCTTGCGATGATGAGTGAAGTTCCTGAATACGTCTTCGCAAATTACATCCTAGAATTCAAAATGAACTTCCCTGCGCTGCATGCTGCAATGGAGGGCATCAAAGTTGACAAAGAAGTCTTCTTCAAAGTGCAGGCTGAGAAAGCAGCAGAAGCCGAGCAAAAGCTAGAGCAACTGCGATATGTGCTGGCAGCGGAAGGATTCAATCCGCGCTCACCTGTGCAGATGAAGTCTCTGTTTCAACTTCTAGGAGTTGGGCATCTTCCAGACACAGCTGCTGCATCAATGTTGAAAGCACGGGCGGCTGCACCAATCAATGATTTGATTCTTGGCATCGCTGTCGATTACAAGAAAGCCGCAAAACTGAACAGCACATATCTTATTGAAGAGAAGTTTTGGAACTGGCGTTGCTACTACGAGATTGACCCAGCCGGCACCGATACATTGCGAGCAGCAAGCAAGGAGAGTGTATTCTGGTGCGGACTGCAAATTCAGAACATCCCAAGAGGCGACTCGATCAAGCAATTCATGATTGCCGATGACGGCTGGGAACTAGCAGAAGCTGACAAAGCCCAGAGCGAAGCTCGCTGCGTAGGCTACATGAGCGGTGAGACTAAGCTTATTGACTTAGTTGAGTCCCCGAGAGACTATCACGCCTGGAATGCACAGGCTTTCTTCGGCGTACCTTACGAATTAATTTACGAGCAGGCTACCAAGAAAACGCTTGACAAGGATCTTCGTGATCTCAGCAAGCGAACAAACCACGGAGCTAACTACAACATGGGACCAGACGTCATGCTTGACACTATGGGACCAAAGAAAGTAGCTCAAGCAAAAGTTAAGCTTGGCCTCAAGGGATCGCTGCGCACTGTTTGCCAGTATCTGCTTGAGCGATACGAAGCTACATACCCGAAAGTCAAAGGACTATTCTATGACACAGTCGTCTCAACCATCAACCGAGAGTCTAAACTGGTATCAGCGCTCGGCTGGACACGATACTTCTTTGCTAAACCCAGCAAAGCAAACAAGCCCGCCCTCAACGCAGCAGTTGCCCACGGGCCCCAAAATCTCTCAGTCAGTATCATCAACGAAGAGTGGTTCGAAATCTGGGCAGCCTCTGTATATGGGGACTTGCGAGGATTGGTTCGAATTAAAGCTCAAATCCACGACAGCATCCTATTTCAATATCTGGCAGGACGCAAAGAAATTGCAGAAGAAGTTTGCTCCATGATGAATACTGCAGTCGAAGTCAAAGGCGCAGATGGCGTAACTCGAACAATGGTCATCCCAAGTGACCTGAAATGCGGAGATAGTCGATGGAGCAACCTGAAGTAAGTCTGTTCAATGACTACTTCAAATGGGTAGAACACACAGAGGCGCCGACAGTTTTTCACCGCTGGGCTTTAATAGGCGCAGTAGGTGCATTTCTCGGCAGGCAGCTATGGTTCCCCTTTGGCAGTAGCAACATCTATCCAAATCAATTCATTATGTTCGTCGGCAATCCCGGCACTCGAAAGAGCACGGCGATTCGACGGGCAACTAAACTCATAGGACTCGCAGGATATGAGACTTTTTCTGCACAGAATACAAGTAAAGAGAAATTCCTCTACGACCTTGCGGGAGAGCCCGAAACAGATAGCATTGAATTCAAGCGTCGAAAGACTCGTGGCGAAGATGTTGTCTCCATTCTGTCATCGCTCAAACTTACGAGTGGAAACGACGAGGAAATCTCTGACCGTACGCCAAAAGAAGTTTTCATTGCCGCAGACGAATTTAATAACTTCATGGGAAACGGTAATGTGGGATTCCAATCCTTGTTGGGTGAGCTTTGGGATTGGGATGAGCCTGAGCGTCTGTACAAGCAACGTCTCAAGAATTCAAAAAGTATTGCAATCTATCAGCCAACCATTAACATACTGGCAGGTAACACACCAGCAAATTTTGCGGCTTGCTTTCCACTGGAGAGTATCGGCCAGGGGTTTATGTCCAGGCTTATCCTTGTTCATAGTGATGAAAGCGGAAAGAAAATTACATTCCCTGCCCAGCCTGACGAAAAAGAAACTGCCTTACTCGTTGCGAGACTCCAGCAGATTAAGACGCGGTGTATCGGCGAGCTGACTCTTGATGACAAAGCCAAGCACTTGATGGATACGATCTACAAGACCTGGGAAGACCTCGAAGATTCGAGATTCAAGCATTACTCTACTCGCCGATTTACGCACTTACTCAAGCTGGTAATGATCGTGACCGCGATGCGAATCAGCACACAGGCAACAGAAAAAGATGTCATCTTTGCTAACACTATTCTTTCTTTCGCTGAGTCTACAATGCCGAAAGCAATTGGTGAACTCGGCAAGAGCCGGAATAGTGACGCAAGCAACAAGGTGATGCAAGCTCTTTACGAAGCGCGCGAGCCGAAAGACATCAAGGCGCTTTGGAAGATTGTTAGCAATGACCTCGACAAGATGTCAACGCTAGGAGAATTACTGCAGAACTTGCAACAAGCTGACAAGATTCAGGCAGTAAAAACAGCAGATGGCAAGCTTGGCTATCTGGCAAGACAAAAGCCGGTGGATAGATCGGCTGCGTTTACAAACTTCAGCTTACTCAAAGGAAAGGAACTACGATGAAATTTCGGTACATTTTGGTTGGCGCAGGTGGAAATACCGTTGGAACCAACAACACGGAGCTTGCTCACAAGCTGCGTAGCGACTATGATGTTGTTGATTGCCTAGAGGGTATCACCTTTTGGGTGGATGGCAGCAATGACACTATCGACGAAATCTCTGAAGGAGAGACGCTATGACGCTAGAACAACTCAATCAACTACGCCTGACTATTGGTCTGCGTCCTTGGGGCGGGCTTGTCGGAGAATTCATGGCAGCCGCAGACCAACTGCCACCGCAAGAAGGCTTGATTCCAGCTCACCTGATGGAACTCGGTCGCAAGCTTGTGCATGAAGAAGTCAATGAAGAGTTCTTTCCTGCACTGCAAAAATTCTGCCACAGTCAAAGTATGGAGAATCGAGTTGAGCTTCTCGATGCAATTGCGGATAGCATCTACGTGCTGATTTGGACTGCCCTCGCTTGCAGACTTCCGATCCATGATGGCTTTGCTGAAGTTTGCCGCAGCAATCTTGATAAAGTCGTGGATGGCAAGCTGCTCAAGAATCCAGAGACGGGCAAAGTCATGAAGCCTGCGGGCTGGAGGGTGCCGGATCTTCTGGGCTTGCTAGTTCTATTTGATGACTCGCAAGAATCTGTGGTTTGGCGTGGCAGCATTCGGGTGCACAACAATGGTACAAACTAAAGCTCAAGAAGTTGCAGTAGTTCGCAGTCGATTTCTCATGATCATGAGTTCAATCATCGGACAGTTCCAGGCTTTGCATTTCGCTACGCAAAAGCATCCGGAAGCACTTCCGCTGCACGTCAGGCAAGGCAGCCAAACCATGAAAGAGTTGGCAGCCGATCTTGACAAGCAATTACGAGAGCATCTGGGTTGGTGCGGTCCTGAGTACGAACTCAAGCAATATGAAAGACGCGTCAAGCGCAGTGAGTGCGCAAAAAGGAAAGCAAATGAGCGAAACCAAAGATATCTTGCGGTCGGTTATGGAGGTATTCCAGAAACTCGAAAGACTGGAGGCAAGGATAAAGCAGCTGGAGACTCGGAACAAGACACAGGACCCGACAAGCAACTTCGATAGCACAAAGCTTCCACGAGGAAAATATGCCGGCAAAGAGCATGCGTGGGTAGTCCGCAGCGATCCAGGTTATGTAAACTGGCTGGAGACTAGTGGAATTGGCGCCGCTAAGTTCGGCTTCACTGAACAGGACATTGCAGCTTGCCAAGCTTTTGAGCATGACCTGAGCCAAGACACGCGACCTTTTGATTAGCCAAAGAAAAAAGCCCGCGCAATGCGGGCCTATTTCATTGTGCTGCCGGAACTTGATTTGTGTAATCTTCCACGGGTTGACCCCCCATAGTCATAATCATTCGCTGGCCTGCCATTGTTTGATTATGCATCATCGCTGAGTTGAGGACAGATGTGTTAGCTGATTTGTCCCACCGCTGAACAGCCGACGCAAATCCTTGAACCCTTCCCCCAGCAGCCGCGTAGCGAGATTGTAAATCGAGCCAATCATCGCTGCTGATTTGCTGATTGTTTCTCAGCTTATCTTTGATGATTTCGCCGAGATTTTCCATCCGGCTCTTGTCAACAGCTTCATAAACTTTGCTGCGATAGCGTTCAGCAACTCCCATTGCTTCGTCCATCGGACGACTGCCAATCAAGCGGCTGAGAGAAGCGATTGAATACATATCGCTTTGAGCTGCAATCAAATCCCCTGACTGTGTAGTAGCGTTCCCTTTTAGCATCTGTGCCATTCCCGCAAGCGGGCGATTGATGCCATTGTGCTCCAAACCAAACAGCAACGATTCAGAAGGTGTGCCGCCGTTAGCGATGCGAGAAGCAAAGCCCACGACATTCTGTACCACCTTAACTGCTGCATTTACAGCGGGAACGTCACCGATGGAAGTAGGTACAATAAGAGCGCTTCGAGGATTAAGGTCTCCACGAGAGTAGAGGGCAGGACCTTTATCACCGAAAAGAGGAAAGCTTGAAGCCGTACCATACATGAGCCAATCGCCCAATTGGTGGCCCATAGCTTTTTGCGCATAGCTGAAAACATCATTGTGCCCTTCGTTAACAGAGGCGGTGCCAAGAAGATGCGTGTTGATTGCATCGAAGAATGGAAGACCATTGAGACCATAGAGCGTAGTTTGGAGCGCACCGAAAGTTGCGAGCGTCTTGAGATTGCGATCTTCAACATGTCTGAAAAGCTGTTGTAGGGTATTGAACTGATAAGTTTGAAACAAACCAATTGCCGAACCTAGAACACCTTGGAACATGATCGGTCGCTGTGACGCGACATAATTTCCTTGCACGCGATTTGTGAAAATCTGAATAAACGCATTCTGCTCCTGCGTTGCCATCTTACCTGCTTGCACAAGCGGATCAGTAATTTGACGCATCACATCGCTGGTGACAAAGCGGGTGAATTCCTCAGCTTGATTGCTGAATGTGACACTTGCTGCTTTGTCAATCCACTTGTCAACTTTGGCTCCCCATTCTTTTGGTGCCATTCCAGGAACGATGCTCAAGTCATCATTCATCTCATGCACGAGAGCGCGGATTCCTTTGATGGTGCCAATGTCTTTGTAGCGAGCTGTTAACTCTTTGCCCGTATCACCAAAGCTGTTCTTGATAGCGTTTGCAACCAAGCGAGTAGTAGAAGGAACTGAAAGCTGGGCACCTGTAGCATCAATGCCACCGGGAACCGCCTCGCTAAACATCTTGCTCCACTGGCTCAAGAACTCAGGGTCTTTTGCAAGTGACTGGCGAATTGCAGCTACCTCAGTCCCTAGAAGAATCGGGGTACTGATAGTGTTAACAATGCTGTTAGCCCAATCAAGACGCAATACAGCAGTGCTGAGAAGAGCATTAGCTTTGTTGATATAGGATCGAATGAGGGATCGATCAGGCGCTGTTTGAGCTGCTCCAAACATTTCTTCATCCTGGAAAACTTTGCCGATGCCGAATTTTTCCATCGTGGCATTTGCATCCTCCCAACTAATCTTTCCATTCTTGGCATCAAGCACGGCACTCTCGACCATGCGATAAGCCTTAGTGCCAACAGCATCCACAAATTCGTTAGCGTTGTGCCAGAGCGTGAACTCAGATTGCTTGCTAATATCCAGCGCAGTCCTCGTATAGTCGCCAAATGGATCAGCAATATTGCGACTTGCTTTCGCTGCCAATCCTTCAAACTTTGAAGTAGCTGCAGCC